ATGGTAAGAAGTTCATTTGCTATCTTATTCTTCATAAGAGATAGCAGAGTTAGGAAAGATGGTACAGCTTCAATAGAGGTAGTACTCACAGTTAATGGAGAAAGATGTGCTTTTTCTACAGGTAAAAAAGTAAAATCCTGTAATTGGGATAAAACCAAACAACAAGTAAAAGGCAAGGATAAAGAAGCCCAAAGTCTAAACAACTATCTAAAGGCTATCAGAGCCAAACTCTATCAAAAAGAAGCAGAATTGTTAGATAGAGGTTTTGTAATCACAGCGGAACTATTACGTGACGCTTATTTTGATAAAGTAGAATCTCTAAAAGAGAAAAGCCTATTTGAAGTCTTTGAAGAACACAACAAAGAACAAGAAAAACTTGTTGGCAATGGAGTTTCTAAAGCCACTCTTTGGGTATCTGTCTATACCATCAGATTATTAAGGGAGTTTGTTCAACAGAAATACAAACGTGACGATTTATATTTACGTGAACTGAACATTAATTTCATTCAGTCGTTTCATTCGTTCTTAAAAATTGATAAAGGTATGGCACAAAACTCATGCACCAAGCATTTAAAACTATTGAAGAAAATTATCAACCTATCCGTAGCCAATGCTTACATTAGTTTCAACCCATTCACTACTTATAAAGTAGAACGTGAACCTGTGGAAGTTGATTTCTTGGACGAAGAAGAATTGAGGAAGATAATCAACTTTGATACTCCCCTGCCACGATTGGAGAGAGCTAAAGATATGTTCCTCTTTGGGTGCTTCACTGGGCTTAGTTACATTGACATTAAGACCTTGACACCAGAACACTTTGAGAAGGACAGTGCAGGCAGAATATGGATTAAGAAGCGTAGAGTTAAGACAGGAGTTCTATCACGCATTCCCCTACTCCCTATTGCCAAACTGATATTGGATAAGTACAAGGGTGGAAAGAAACTACTCCCTATTCAAGACCCTGCGGACATCAACAAATATCTAAAGGATATAGCTATACTTTGTGGAATCAATAAACGAATTTGCTTTCATTGCTTGAGGCATTATGATTTGTCTTTCCCTCTGAAAATAAATAGATTGCAGAAAATTACTTCTTGACAGGTAACGATTTAGAAACGAGCGAGGCTCTGTATTCTGCCATGTTTTGCATTACATCAAAAGAACGCTTCCTGCTTGCAAAGATACAATATTTTCATCGTGTGTGCAAGATATACGTGCTATTTTCACGGAAAAGCGAATATAAGACTCGAAATATTTGTGGTTTTAAGAATGAGGATGTATCTTTGTACCCAAATTGAAGTATGCATGATAGAATCATTCACGATAAAGAATTATAGAAGTTACCGCGATTTCACAGAATTGTCATTTGTTGCGTCCAAAAAAGAAGGTAGTAAAACTAAGGATTTGCCTCCTATTTGGTATAAAGAAATAAATGGTAAGCGTATATTGCGTTTGCTTTTGTGTGTAGGTTTGAATGGGACAGGAAAGTCTAAGATGTTTTCTGCTTTGAATTATCTCCGAATGATTGCAACTGCCAAACCGCAAAAGCCATCAGACAAGCCCGAATACAGACCTTTTTTGTTGGATGATTATTCTTCAACCCAACCAACAGAACTTGCATTGACTTACTATATAGAAGATGTTTGTTTCAACTATAATATTGTTGTATCATCTGAGCGCATAGAGGAAGAAGAACTTAAGATAGTTCAATCAAGAAGTTCTCGTGTATTCCATCGTATTCATAACAAAGACTTAGATAAAGTTGAAATAAGTTTTGGCAATGCTTGTGACTTGTCTAAATCAGACCAACACGATTTAGAAGTTAATACACTTTCTAATGCCAGTGTACTTGCAACATTTGGTGCACTTAACATAGAGAGCTCAATTTTAGATAAGAATTTTGATTATTTTGAGAATCATATAAGTATGGTTCACAAGTCTGACAAAAGTCTTGCTGACAAACTTCAAACAGGCGATGCCGAAAAAGACAAGGCCTTAAAGAAATTACTATTGCGATTACTAGATGATGTCGGGACTAACATTTGTGATTATGTCATAGAAGATGCAAGCTTGAATATAGCGGAACTGAAAGCAAACGGTGCTCCTGAAATTGTAATTAAGGCAATGTTAGAACAATACCCGTCAGGAATAATTACACATAAAAATTTGAGATTCATTCATTCAACAAAAGAGGGGAAAAATGGATTAGATTTTGAATTGGAATCTTTAGGAACAAAGAATATCATCAGATTGTTAGTTGTACTATACGATGTTATCATCGGTGCAAAATCTACATGCATAGATGAAATTGAATATGGTATACATACTAAAGCACTTGCTTTTATCCTAAAAATGTATTTAACCATCGCAGAAAATTGTCAACTTGTAGTTGCCACGCATGACCTTTCGTTACTCAATGCAGATTTCCTTAGAAGAGATGCTGTAAGGCTTTTCGAAAAAGACGAATACGGTTCAACCAATGTCAGACGCAGAGACTATCTACATAATACAATAAGTTTCTACAAAACGTACGAAAAAGAGGTTTCTCCACAAATTGATGACCTAATGCGTAAAATAGAAATATTCATCAAATACAAAGATGATATAAGCGAATAACTTGGTTTCGTTACGTTTTGCCCCTATCCGAATCGGTTGGGGTATTTTTTTTGCCCAACCAGCTAAATAATCACGTAAAACGAAACAAAAGAAGTCATATTCAAACGAGAAAGATGTTATTTGCGTGAAAATTTCACGTTATTCGTTGTTTGCCATAAAATAATATCGTATATTTGCAGTGTCAATTCGAAATTAAGACCCTGGCTAACGGACCAGAGAGTTGACATTCTTTATTATGAGTGATTTTTACTACGTAAACAAAATTGCCCAATCTTCGGGTGAACATGAAGTTCATGCATCAAGTTGCAGGTATTTGCCATCTGTAGAAAATCGTATCTTTTTGGGATATTTCGCAAATGGCAAGGAGGCTGTAAGAGAGGCAAAAAAACACTACAGTAATGTTGACGGATGTTTCTTTTGCTGCCCCGAAGCACATACAAGATAAAAACTTGGTGAAATGAACAAAGAATGGTATACAACACCTAAGTGTACCGTAGCGGAAACGGTAGGTCACCGCATAATACTAACTTCGAATTTCAATATATGTCAAAGACAGTAGAAAAAGGAAGAAGTGCTAAAACGGGACAATTTGTACCGATTGAATATGCACAAAAGCACCCGGACACGACTGTTGTAGAAAAAGTCAAAGTCGGCCCGACAAAGCACAGAAAGTGATTTTAGGATGTGCCTAGACGATGTGAATCGTCTAGGCTCTATTTTTCAATCATCTGCTATCCTTTTGAGGCAAGTACCTCCCGTATATGCTGTTGATTCTTATCGTCTATGCCAAATAATCTACAAAGTTGCGTATTAACATCATCGTTGTAATCAATAATACCATTCTCATCTGAGTAGTCCAATAAGTCAGGAACCTTCTTTGCCAAAGAGGTCAAAGATTCATCGGTAAGTAAAAAGGCGAAGCGGATTATCTCGCTTGTAGCATATTTGAAAAAGTTTTTGGCTTCTTGTTCTGTAGCTAATGTTTTCAATGCTACACGAGAACGGCCAAATGCACTGTGGTTATCTACGATGGCAATCTGGTTGCTACGCTTTTGTCCTCCGGCATTGGCACTTGAAACGATAACTTTCCATTTGCTTAAGTGTTCAAGCCCTGTAGTGAGAACCTCTTTGTTTGCGATATACCATCTGGCTCTGCCACTCTTACCTGCTTTGTCATTTGTGAAAAGTTTTATTTCTGATTTTGGGTCAAAATAATCTCCATCGTTATATTCTCTTACAAGCGTTGGATTCCGTTCGACAAAATCACTTTCAATAGAAAAGAGTTTCTGAGATAAGACAGAATCGTGCAAGCATTTGTATCTGGCAATAATAGTATCTAAACAAGAAACAATTTCATTATCAAGAGGATTTAATGGGAATAAATCTTCTTTGGGGTTATTAGCATTAACTATTATATCTTTTCCATGGATAGAATAGATGTATTTAAACCCCCCACTTCCTTTCTGTGTATCTTTCATCACAATAGATAAGCCATCAGCAATACCGACTTCCTTGAACACATCTGTTGAATCAGGGAAAAATTTCAGGAAACATAAATGAGGATCATTGATTTGTGAAAGTCCAAACTGTTCAAGTCCTTTTCCTGAGCGATGAATCCATCTTGCACCGGGATAAATTAGTGAAGTGTATCTGCCCAATCTGTCACTTATTGTTTGGAAATGTTGGAATATACTTGAACTTCGTTTTTGGCCGTTGGTTGTTTCTTTTTGTGCAACAACCTCTTGATACGGTGGATTCCCCACTATCGCATTGATTTTCATATTCTTTATTCCTGTTCTTTCTGTGATGAATTTATCTACCTGCTTGATAAAATGTTCAGGTTTGTTTTTGATTTGATTAATTAAGTCCTCGAAGTATCGGGTATTTACCTTTGCTTTTCGGAAGCCTATAAGGGTGCGTTTGGTGATGCTCTTTGCCATAGGAGTTTTGCAGATGACAAAGATGTTTTCAGCCACTACCTTGTCCCATATACGCTGTTCATCCTCAATGCTGGACACCGAAAACAAAGAGTTCTTGACCCTTGTACGGTAAATGCTGTATGCCATATACAAAGGGTATAATCCGGACTTAGAATTTATTTCAAGGATTCGGGAATCTGGGGCGAACACATTGGCGGTCACTTCGCCACGGTCAATGAAACGAGGTTCAGACAAGGTGGTTTCATAACCCTTTTCAAAGAAGTTATATCCGCCCAGACAATCGCCAAGGTGCATATTAACGACACGCCAAGGCGTAAGCACCGTTTCCTTGTCGGGATTGCGGAATGTGCTGAATATATCCGTTATACGCTCGATGCGTTCCTCCACGCTCAGTTTGTCCGCAGCACGAGCCATGGCACGGATGCGCTTGCCTGCCGCACAGAATATTTCCGGATCATAGTATTTCTTGATGCTGTTGAACTTCTGTCTGGTAACACCCTTGGGCATGAACTCCTCCCACGATTGCGGGTCAATGAGTGAAGCGAAGTTGTCAATCGTTATATCTTGACTCTCATCGCTCAACTCTGCACCGTAGATAAGCAATGGCATACGGATGGAGATACCCCGAAGAATAGAAATAGCGGCCTCGCGGTTGTTCTTTTTCTTTTTCAACTCTTCAAGACGCTTCTTCTCTTCTTCCGTCAAAGGTTGCTTGTCCTTGCCGCGTTTCTTGGATTTCTTTTCAAGGTATTCAAGTTCCTCGTATTGCTCATCGGTCAGCCCTTGGTTGTTGATGTCCACCTGATTGGTCTTTGGCATTGCCTTGGTCTGGCCGATAATCTTTTTCAGGTCATCAAACTCCTGCAATTCCAAGTCATTGAGCTTCATCAACTCGTCATTATATAGGCTCCTGTCCTCGAAACCGTTGCGGACAACCCTTTCCACATAAACACGTTTAAGCTGTTCCAACATCTTGGGTACATCGAACTGGCTCATCTTGGAGCCTTCGATGGAGATAATAGGACAGAAGTTCAGGAACTCGCCCATAATCTTACGGTCATTACCGCTGGTTTTTCCTGCCTTGGAAGAAATCTTAGCTGTCTCGGCAATGACTTTCAGTGTCCTGTCCGGCGCAAAGTCAAACACATAACACTGTTCCTTGACGCGTCCGTTGATGGTGGCAGGTGTCTGCACACGGAAGATGGTCTGCATATAACTTGATGCGGCGGTATTATAAGAGCCGGACAACATGAATACGCCCGTCCACGCCTTGACACTGACACCCGTGGTCAATCGTCCGCAGGACAAGGTAATGGTACGGGTGGCATCAGGATCTTTGCCGATGGCTTCTTCCACCGCTGCAAGCGCATCCTTGCTCTCTTCGTCCTCATCACCGTTTCCTGCCACATTCACCACCTTGAAATGCTGGAATACAGGATGTGATTGTAGTAAAGCACTCATGGCACGAGCCTCCTTCACACCCGGCAACATCCATAGCGTATGACGGAAGATGTTGCGATATTCCTCGTTGGCAAACGGATAGCAACTGTCCTTGTCTTCTTCGGTCAAAAGATTCAAGAAAGCGCTGACATCCTTTTCATGAATAAAGTTTCCGGCTTCATTTACCCGGAAAAACTCACGGAAGTTAAAAGCCACATCTTCATCCACGAACTCATGGAGTAACCGTCCAAGGTCGTATGTATAGATGTTCATCGTGGGCAGAGAGGCGTATGGATTCGGATCACCGAAATGGGTCAAATCCCATGAAGTTTTTGCCCGTTGCTCCATCACATAATCCCAGGTGTAAATCTCATCTTCCTTGAAGTCATCCAACAGATTAAACGGTGTGCCGGAAAGTCGCAATATCTTGGTATTTGCTTTTGTCAGTTCCTGCATGACAGCCTTGCCGAGTTCCGTCTGTGTCCCTTCGTGCGCCTCGTCCACGATGATGCAATCCCAAGCGGTGGCAAACACCTCATTGTTCTTGTCGAAGTTGCCACCCACAAGTTCAGAACCGCGCAAATCCTGCATGGAAGCGAAATATACATATTGGCATTTGCCCTGTTTTGCTCTCGTTTCAAGCGATGTATGACTGTCACCGTTGTTCTTTGATCCATACGCAAAGCCGGGACTGTCATAGAATATCTTGCCGAAATCCTCGAACCAGCCGCTATCCACCACGGGGCGATGGGTAAGAATCAAAGTACGGCTGAAATCCATGTCTTTCACCACCTGCAAGGCTGACAGCGTCTTGCCGAAACGCATCTTGGCGTTCCAAAGCATCTGGTTACTTTTCTTGAATTGCTTCTTGGTCTTTTCAATGGCTTCCCGTTGTTCGGGACGGAACACAATCGGTGTTTGGTCGTGTGATATCTCGGCCGAAGACAACGATTCCCGTCCTTCCTTCACGGCCGTTATTGCCCGCTTAACGGTTTCAAGGTCAGTGATGAACCACTCATTGGCTTTGTTTTCGGTATCGAATATCTTTTTCTTGATGCCGGAACGTTCCAAAACGCTATGCACTTCCTTGTCGTTGAAAGAACACAAGCCTTTTCTGCTGTTGTATATGGTAAGTTCCGTATATAAGAGGTCGTATACGATACCTGCCGTCTGTGTGTATTGGTTGATGCGTTTCTTCGCGGACTCGTTGAGAGCCTTGCTGTTCGGAGCAAGGTCGAAGACATTGTCGTTGTCGCAAGTGGCTTCGCCCACTTTCAGGCATCCCCTGTGTGCGGCATCATTGATGCGGAACACATATATCAGTTTTAATTTTAGTGAAGATGTGAATTTCATACTGCACTATTTTATGAGGTCGATAAATCGGATTCGTTTTCCCATTTTTCCTGTTTTAGGGTCTTTGGCCCGCCAGTCCTTGATTTGGCAATAGATACCGTTGTGCCTGCGGATGTCATCTTTCTGACAGCCTTCGCATTGACTGACTTCTTCCCTTGTCCCGAACAAGTCGGCTACAACCGTCCGACGTTCACAGCAACTATTCGGCACGACACCTTTAAGCCCGTCCATCTGCCAGACGTTCCATGAAATGATGTAGGCGATATAATTGATGGATTTCAACAAGGGTCGCTTGCCGAACTTTTGTTGATAGTATTCGATAAAGGAGATAAGCATGGATTCACGGGCAATCAGCAAATTGTCTCCTTGCCATTCGTATGCGTAAATGCTCTTATACGCTTCCTGTACCCATTCCAACCATTCGCCGGAAGTTTCCGTGTTTTCGCCAACTACCCGCAACTTGCGGTCAAGCAATCCGATACGTTTCTCTATCGGAATAGACTCTCCCGTAGTGGTATCATAGCGACTGACGATATAAGGAGCTTCCCCGCAGGTTATCTCCAGTCGGTTGTCACGTACATAATCTCTCCAAGTCTTACCTTCCGGGAATTGAATTTTCTCTGAGTTGGGTCTCCACCGATGACAACCCTGTTCATCGGTGTACTCCGTATTGAACACATCCTTTCTTCCAAACCATGCTTCATCGATCAGGTTGTTCTGCGCATTGCATATCCATGACGGAGTGAACACCTCTGCCATTTCTCGTGAACGTGCGGTTTGGGTGTCACGACTTTTGAGGATACGCGGCATGATGACATGCCCGTTATCTCCGGTAATAAGACAGGGAAGAATTGGCGAATTATATTGATACCCTTCGCCCAGATATTCATAATCGGAAGTAGCCCAAAAGATATTGCGCTGAATATCCTCCTTGCTCGTTGTATGGTCTTTGAGCAGGATATTCAACAGTTCGGGCGAGAGCCGAAAGATACTATCTTCCAATATGTCAACTTCAACGGGCATTTTATTTCAAGTTTACGCCCGTCTCTTATAGAAATAAGGGAAAAAGGTTCTTCTCTTACCAAGAGACGGATGAGTTGCCTTATTCCATTGATATTGAGTTGTATTTTCCCTCTTTATGGATAATTTCGCAAAACATCCGATATTCCTCGCAAAACAAAAGCATGGCAATAAGTAAGATTTTCAGCGTTTTATATCCTAAAAATCATTATTTTGCGTAATTTTGCATTGTAATATCCGTCTCTTGGTAAGCGTTGGACTGATTCGCAAAACATTCACGACTTTACAGCAAATCCAGTATCTTCTTATTGGCTTTATCCACCACTGTAGTATCTAATGATGCAAGATAAATCTGTGTGGTGTTCTCAGAATCATGCCCCATGCCCTCGCTGATGACGGAGATAGGCACGTTCCGGCTCTTGGCGACACTTGCCCACGAATGCCGACCGACATACATTGTCAAGGGTATCAGCAGATTCAGATTCTTCCCGATTTTCTTCAGCAAATGGTTCACCCGGTGAAGTTCGTTGGCATATTGCTTCCGATAATCTTCATTCCGTTTTGTGATAATTGGTAGCAGGTACTCTGTTTCGTTTATCGGATATTTGTCAAGAATCTCTTGCATACACTTTTCCCATTTGATGAATAGCTGTTGCCCCGTTTTACGTCTGCGATAAGAAAGAGTGCCATTCTCCAAGTCTTTCTTTCTCAGATAAGCCATATCAATGAACGACATCCCCCTTGTGTAGAAACAGAGCAGGAACATATCACGGGCAAAATCTAGGTTGGGTTTCAATGACAAGTCCAATCCTTTTATGCGTTTAATGTCATTGAGCGACAAGGCTCGCTTCATGGTTTTCTCCACTCCCGTATAAACGGACTTGAACAGATGCCGTTGCTCGGTCAATCCGTCCTCCACCGCTCGGTTATAGACTGCTTTCAGAATACGCATATAAAAGGATATGGTATTGGGCGTATTTCCCCTGCTTTTTAGATAAGCCTCGTACTCTGCAAACAAATCTGCGTTAAGCTGGTCAAACAAGACCTCCTTGTCATTCATAAAACCGCTGAAACGCCTGAGAGCGGCAGTGTAGGTTTCCGAAGTACGTATCTTCCCCAAGCGTTTCAGCCTTGTTATCTGCTGGCTGATGTAAGCGTTGAACGATAATTCTTGCCTGTTTTCGTGAAAGCGCATGACTATATCATCCGTCACAAATGTGCCGGACTGGGATAACGCATGTATAATCTTGTTCAGCCTGTCCTTGTCCCACTTGATGCGTGAACCGATTGAAAGCAGATAGTTGTTCCGCTCCTGTCCTGTTGATATATGATGTAAGACAACCGTTTCGGAATGGCAATCCCATTCCGAAACGAAAAGTTTATACTCGGTGTTTATCTGTCTTACCACACGGTTGTGGATGACCTGATAGTAGAGTGTACCCTCCCTGCCGTTCACGGTGGAGGGACGAAACTTGACCTTTACCGATGCCATATCAATCGGATTTTGATTTGATACTCTCCTGCATCAGGCTGTCGGAAACCGTTTTCAGGGATGTTTCATACCCATCAGCCTGCTTTCGTATCCACTCAATGGCCTTCTCGTCTCGGTGGATGTCAAACACCTTGTTCAACCAAAGCAAATCATTGGCATCACATCCACCCCAAGAGCGGATAGCACGGAACCTCAACGCATCATCGGAATACTTCCTATTGGACTGCCATTGCGAGATATTGCCCCACAGGGATAAGGCACATACCACACCCAATCCCACAACGATAGAAAAAACCTTGCTTGACTTGATGTCAAAACTATGCCGATGGATATGCTCCTGCGGTTGTGGCTCTTGTTGCACACCTTGTTCATCCTGCGACTTCTTGATTGTATCAAGGTGATGCAGTATCAGGGTGGAAATCTGTGCGTAAGCCTTCCAGTGCTTATCCAACAAGCCCTTAATTTCTCCAGACTGAGCTTTTGCCGTTTCCACAATAGCCTCCTTAATTGGAGATAAATCCGGTTCATTATTTTCTATTTGAGGTTGTTGTCCTGCCACCTTGGGCAATGCTTCCAGCTTGCCATTTATGCCTTTTAAGGCGGTCTTGATTTCCTCAAAGAGGATGAATACATTGTTGTCTGCCATGATTACCAGTTGATTTTACGTTGTTTCTTCTTTTTCTTGTTTTTCAGATACGGGTCGTAAGGTTGTTGCTCCTCCGGCATATTGCTTGGAGAAAACAAGCCTAATGAGCCATTGATAAGTTCGCCGCCGACACTTGAAATCGGGCTTATTTCTTCTCGATTAGTCTGCGGTTGAGTTTGCATCTTCCACTCCCCGTAATTGTTGCGGTTCAATGCCGCATCAATCTTGGAGTAGCTGAATTTCCTGTCCACCTTTGAACCGTTGAAGCGATAGCCGTTCATCGTAAAGATGACACCTTGAATTTCAGTCGTCTGTCCCTTATATTTGAACTGCACATCTACGCCTTGCCGTTCTAATCTTTCAAGCAGGGTATTCCAAACCTTGCATCTGCTGACCTCCGTCTTCAAGATTTGGTACAACTCATACCTCGTCTTATCCGGCTCACGCAATCGGTCTGTCTTCACCTGCTCCTTACCATTGGCAAAATGAAGTCCGTATTTCTTGGTCAGTTCCTTGCAAATTCGCTCGCTACGGAAACGGTCGTTCCTGTCGGATATGGTCTTACCGTTATTGTCGATGCGGTTGAAAGCGATATGCACGTGCGGATGCTCTTTGTCAAAGTGCCGCCCGATGATGTACTGCGTATCCTTGATACCCATGCGTTCCATATATTCCCGGGCAATCTGCGTCATGACCACATTGTTCAGTCGTGGCGCATCTTCCTTTGAGAAGCTCAAAGCGATATGCCCGACAGCCTTTGTCACTCTCGGATTCATTTGTGCCTGCCCGATAAATCCTTGTGCTATCGTGTCATTATTTTCCAGAAATAAGCCGTCTGAATCTATGATTTGAGTACCTTTCTCATCGTTCAGAATGTAATAAACTACACCCTTGAAGTCCGAGCCTTTCATAATTTTTGCTATCATAGGCGTATCCGATTTACAAGATTGTCTATCTCAATCATCAGTGTGCGGCAGGGAATAAACACGGAGGCGTACCCTTCCGCATTCGCTTTCCGTGCCAGTTGGTTCAAGTTGTTCGCCATACCGCAGAGTTTGCGGATAAGGTCGCCATGCTCTTTCGAGAGCCGTTCCTTTACACCGCCCTCTGTGATGCAACCCCGAATGAACTCGCTGGCAGAAACATCTGCTGACTTTGCTTTGGATTTCAACAGATAGTAATCCTCTGTTGCCATCTTCACCGTGACACGGTATTTCAGTTTCTCCGTGGCTTCTTTAACGGGACGACCTCCCTTGTTGGCTCGCTCTCGTTTATTGCCTTTTACATTGTTCTTTCTTTTTCCGTTGTCCATAAACATCTGTTTTTTGTTTAATCACTGATTATAATAATTGTACATAAGATAGACCAACGGGATGTGGTTTCCCTGCGAGTTTTGGAGCGGGGCAAGTGGTTTCGGTCTGCCCGAAACATAAACTTGCCCCTCCAAACTTCGTTACAAGTGATTTAGAGCATCTCTGAAAGATACCCTGAAGACACCCGTTGGTTTTGTCTTAATTCCTACAATTTACGCCATTGGTCAATGTCGTTCTCGTAGGATAATAGGTGTTGCCGTGCGAGGTTCTCAATAAGCCCCGATACACTCATGCCACGTCCACCGAGGCGGCGCACGATTTCGTCCAGCCTATCACGGACCTCCCCACTGACGAACACGGGCTTGCGGTCGGCAATCTTGGGTACCCGCAGAAAGGTGGCACGGTATTCGTCCAATGACAGCCTGCGCTGTTTGCTGCTGATACGTCTGGCGATTGTCCGTTCCACGCTAACGTTATCCGCCTCTATTCTCTTTGTCTCGTTGTCTGATCCCTCGCTTGTTTCCGGCTCGTCCAATACAGGAAAGAGATTGCCCGCTTCCACAACAGGTTCTTGTTCTGTTACGGAAGAACTCTCTTCCGGTTCGTGTTTGGGCATGGAAGGCATATAGTCTTCCAACTTGAAGTTCTTGAACGCTTCATCGTTCTCAATGTTTTTGAATTTCTTGCTCATTGTTGTTTCTTGTTAAAGTGAATACTTGTTGGTCTGTATGCGCATAGTTGACCGTTTGTCGGGAGCAAAGTAAGAGGCTTTAGTTCAGGCAGTCAAGGACTTGGATTCTGTTAGGCAATTTTGTGTAGTTTTGCCTTATGGCGGTATGAACAATGGTGCAGACTTCTTCGATTTGCCGGATATGAATCACAGGAAGAACAAAGATGTATTTACGGGTAAATTTGAATTAAGCCCTTATTTTGTTCTTGGCATTCTTGCTAAAATCCCCAATTAAGATGATAACGATAAATAGTACCCCGGACAACCTATGCCATACCGGTGCCACATGCTTCCACTTTTAGAAAATCCATTGTCGGATAACTGATTATATATTCCTTTGCGGCAAAAGAAACAATAACAGCAAAGAAGAATGTATATGGAAATCGTATCTATCGAAAGAAAGACCTTTGAGGCGATGGTCGCCAAGTTCGACCGCTTCGTCCACCGTATGGAAGCAATCTGCCAACGGCACGGCGAAAAGAGAATAAGTGAGTGGATGGACAATCAGGACGTGTGCCGGATGCTGAACATCAGTCCTCGCACGTTACAGACTCTGCGGGACAACGGTACGCTTGCCTACTCACAAATAAACCATAAGACGTATTACCGTCCCGAAGATGTGCAGCGTATCGTTTCCGTTGTGGAGGATAGACGAAAAGAAGCGAGATTCAAAGGACGGACGATATAATCTCAGTGCAATAAATAAAGTATAATAACAATACCCACTAAATTCAAAGTAACATGAACGAATTGATTAACAAAGACAACGAGTGGATAATCCACTTCATGGGCAGCCTTGACCGTCTGCTGGACAACTACGAGCGCCTGACCGCCAACTACCGCCCGACATTGGGCGGAGAACGTTTCTTTACCGACAAGGAGGTTTCAGCACGGTTGAAGGTAAGTCGAAGAACACTTCAAGACTACCGCAACGAAGGACGGATAGCCTATATCCAATTAGGTGGCAAAATCCTCTACCGTGAATCCGACATAGAGAAGATGCTAACTGACGGCTACCGCTCCGCCTACCGACAGAAGGCAATCTGATTTTCTTGAAAGAGTGCAGTTTGCCGTCTGCCCTATAATTTGCGGTAGTAATGGACTTGACAGCAAAAAGAAAAAGGAACGGTTTACGGATGAAGCATCAAGATTCCGCTTCGTCTGTTAGCCGTTCCTTTTCTTTGTCTTCTGATTTCCCGTCAGTCGCTTGTTTCCGTAGCCGGATGCCTTTCGAGCGTATGGTCGGCAGAGGCAAGGTTTTCGGGCTGAATACGCTCCGCAGGAGGAAGATTCTGCCCGAAACGGCTTTGCCGCCTGACCTTGCCACTGCCATCAGTGCCATGCGCTACCTTTGCATCCGAGCATCGGGAACAGGTGACTGATGGGATGAACCTCAACTATACCATAGGTTGCTTCCTCTGCCACAAGATACAAACAATGTTATTGAGTTCTCTTTCTTGGTGGCGTAGATTTCATTTATCACAAACCGTCTGAACAAGATACTTTCTCTACTGCATATCCTGAATGCAATGGCTATAACCATTTCAAGATTATAAACATCATAACTGATACCATCTGGTTGCTTGATATATTTTATCGTATCACATTCGTTTAACTCCTTATTCCTATATATAGCATGAATCGCTTTACGAATGTCACAAGAGAATACTCCAAACAGGTCGGCGATTTCGAATTGTGTCATCCATACGGGTGCGGTCGGAATAGTGACCATACCCGCTTTACTGATTGTGATTATACCTCTATCCATAATATATTGCATTGACATTGTTTAGTTACTTTTGTTTGTCTTTTCGCCGGTAGATTGTTTCTTCCGGCGTTCCATCAGTTTGTCCATATCCTTTGAGATTTTGTCATCGGTTATACGTGCATATCCCTGTGTCGTCCGAATATTGGAGTGCCCCATCATCTTGGCGATACTCTCTATCGGTATATCCGCTGAAATAAGGAAAGTTCCGAAACTATGTCGGCTTTGGTGGTAGGACAAGTTATCCTCTTTGCCTATGATTACACCTAACTCATGAATTTCAAACCACAAGGCGTCACGGTTAGGAAGCGGAAATACGGGCTGTTCGTCATTGACCGTGTTGTACAGCGACAATATCTGTTCCGCTATGGGATGCAGGGGTATGAACGCTTCCACCTTTGTCTTCTTGCGGTTGATACGGATATACCGTCTGCCCTCCGCATTCATCCCGATGTGGTGGGGATGCAACAACTGTATATCCACATACGCCAATCCTGTCAGGCAGGAGAATATGAAAGCCCGTCTCGCCAACTCCAGCCTGTTGTCATACATCGGGGTGGAAAGTATCTTCTTGAACTCATCGCGGCTGATGTATCTGTGCTTTGCCTCCGGTTTGGTTTCATATTCCAACTCCTCGCAGGGATTCACTCGGATTATCTCCTTATCGACCGCCAGATACAACAGGCGGTTCAACCATCGCAGACAATGGTTGGTCTGAGATGCCCCGAAGTTCTTGCATCTTTTCAGATATGCCTTATAAGATTTGCCGAAGTCCTCTGTAACTTCTTCAAAACAGATGTCCTTTTTACCCGATGACACAATATAGTCTGTCAGGTACTTCTGGTAATACATTGAACTTCGATAGGAGGAGGTTGAATCTATTTCCTCGGAGTGTTTCTTTAACCGCTCCCGTTCCCATTCTCCCATTTGCAGGAGGGTAGTCGGATGAATGTTGTTTTGGGTGATGTAGCTCTTCAACATCTCTGCACTGACTACACCTTGCGATTTCAGTATTTCCTCGTATGCTTCTGAAATGATCCGGAGATATTCCTGCAAGCGGTTGTTTTCCCTTGTGGACTTTATCTCGTTCTTCTTGCCATTCCAATCTTCGGGACGGCAATAGATACTTGTGCTTATGACAGTCTGTTTCCCGTCAATGGTTATGCGGCAGAGAACGGCGGTCGTACCGTCAGCCTTTACCTTGCTGCGGTTGATATAGGGTAATAGTGAAAATGTACTTCGCATATCGTTTGCCGTATTAAAGGGTAAGTTTGAAATCCTCGGTAGCTTTGATGAACCTGTCCATGTCCTCAAAGAGTTTTTTCGGACTGACACGGGCGTACACCTGAGTGGTGGAAATATCGGAATGCCCCAACATCCTACTGATGGTCTCAATCGGCACACCAGCTTCGAGCGTAATCAGCGAGGCAAAACTATGTCTTGCCTGATGATAGCACAAGTCATCCTTGATGCCTGCCAGTGCCGCCAACGCTTTCATGTGCCTTCTAAGATTGGGCCAGCGAAGTAAAGGGAACAAGGTTTCTCTGTCCTCACTGTTATACTTATTGATAAGTGCAATTGCTTCGGGCAATAGTTTTACACTGGCACGGAGTTCGTTTTTCTTTCTGCGGTATTTCAGCCATAATGCCCCGTCCCCGTCTGTCTGCAAATTAGCATGGGTAATCGAAACGACATCCGCATAAGATACACCTGTGTAACATCCAAAAAGAAACATATCCCTTGCCAGCATATGGGATTTGCGGTATGCAGGTATTTCCACGTCACGGATTTTCTCGAACGATTCACAGCTCAATGCCCGTGGAGTCGTTTCCGTTTTCTTCGGCAGGGTGAAATGTTGGAAGTGGATTTTATCGGCATATCCCTCTTTATAAGCCAGACGGCAAATCTTCTTCAGTATGGCAAGATAATGTCTGGCGGTATCGATTGCCTGTCCTTTTTCTTCCGTGACAAATGTCTGATAGTCGTGGATGAATTGTTCCGTCAGTTGCCCGAAAGCCAAATCCTTGACCTTGTACTGATGCTTGATGAACTCTCCGAGTGCCAGCCGCATATAGTGATAGCCGGGATAAGTACTTTTGGCACGGTCTATGCCGATACGCGACTTGATGTCATCACAAACAACATCGGTCATTTTCATGAGAGTCATCTGCGTTTCCATGCTGCCTTGAAAAAGGTCTTTCACATCGGTGGCATCGAAATCAATCTTGCGCTCCACAAGATTGTCGAATGCCATGTTTACTGCCAACAGCAGTTTGTCAATCTTGGCATTGGTCTCCACCGCCTCGCGGCTCTTGCCGTTCAGACGGCTTTCACGAGAATTCCACAATTCGGGAGTGCAGGACAGCTTGCATCCGAACTGAGCCATCGTGCGGTTCACCGTAATCCTTCCCATTATCGGAGCCTTGCCCGACTTGTCCAGTCCGCTCTTTTTGAGGTAGAGCAGCACCTTGAATTTTTCTACTTTCATACGCTTATATTTTTTTAGTGCAAAGTTACTTGCCATATAAGCGTTCCTTGATATGCAAAATACTGTGTATGAGCGCAAACAAAACGGTGAGGATTTCTTTTCATTGCTTTCCGTTACCTGTTCTTGTTCCGGTAACTGCCCGGCTAACGGTCTGGTAACTGAACAACCTCAATATTACGTTGTCATTTGCATTTTCTCAATTTGGCAAAATACTGAAACAATGCTCATTTCAAACGGTTTACGTTTAATCTTCTTCTGTCTGCTTTTCCTTGCGTAGCCTATCACTTTCCACACAAGTAGGCACACATTCGCAAGTACCGTTACTTTAGCCAATAACATATCTCTGGAAGTCGTTTCTAAGATGTTGGGACATACCAATACACGAATGACTGCCCACTATGCAAAGCTAATAGACAAGTGCATAGGCGAGCAGATGGATAAACTTATGGATACGTTTACAGGAGATTCTGATTACTAAAGTATATCCCTTTATAACATAATAATCCCTATGCTCTAATTTTATTGAGTAATAGGGATTATTGCTTTTATTTCCTCTTTAAATCACCTCAAACTCTTATATATGAGAAAATAACTTGAAGCATTATTCATGCACCATTAAGATAAGGTGCGTAGCTTCAAGCATATATAAAAAATAATTTACCGGGTCACACTTATTTTCAGACGATGGATAAGATGGAGATTCGATGATGCGTAGCAATTTTAGTATATGGACAAGACATAGTTCCCCACGAAAGAATGTATGCCGCATGATAGGCCAAGTAAATGCGAGGAGCTATTTACAACGGTTCAACTATCACAACCAGTCGAAAGATTGGTTTATTTTTTCTCCCCATTTCCTTGATTTCCCCTCAAAGCCTTATATATGAAAAATGTATATAAGAGAATAGAAAACAATATTATTAACAAACTAAAATTTAAGAGAAATGGGAAATTTAATGAAAGGAATTAAAATCGCAGCGTATGTAGCTGAGATTATTGTTGCAGGTTCGGTAGTAATTGAACTTGTTGAGAAGTATGGCAGCAGATCCAAGAAAAAATCCGCTGCAAGTAAAGTGGCTGTAGATAATGCAGTTACTGAAAACTGATAAAATGTCCGTGAATGGATTATGACAAGACACAGGACATAATAATAACGGTATTGGAGGTAGCAACTTCGATACTTAAAGGCATAAAGAAGCTAAGAGGAATATTTGTAAAAGCAAAGAAATGACCTCTTGGCTTTTTGTTTTTATCAGATTTTATCAACCAACTAAAAAATAACAGTAAAATGAGAACAACAAAAAGACAAGCAGCCGATTCTATCAAAGAACAGGCAGCAGTGATTACAGGTATTGAAGATACAGCAACAGTATCAGAAGAAAATCAGAAGTTTCATCCTAACTTCATCGAGAGCAACACTTCCGGTATCACATTGGAAGAACTTACAGAGAAGAACGTAATTCCAACGTTCTGCGACAACAGCCTGACCATATCGCACCAGAATTTCATCGGTGCTGTAACAGAAGCGGCAGGACAGATATTCGGAGAAATGACACCTGTTGAATGCAGGGTATCACACCCCATTATCGGGAGGGTTCCATCAGCTCAGCACAAGAAAGCAAGCGAACTAAGAGAAGATGAGAAAACCATATTCTATCAGCGTCTTGCATGGGTGACACATATAAAAGGACTGGTTCAGACCATCAACGGACAGAATGTTAATCTGACTGTCGGAGGTGTCAGAAGTTACAGTGAAGACAAGCTATACAGAGGGCAGACCGCAATGAAGTTTAAAATCTTTGTTGGTTGGAAAGTAAAAGTGTGTTCAAATCTCTGCCTGACGTGCGATGGATTTTCAGGAACGATAGAATGTATGACTGAAGCGGACATCACGCAGAAGGCTCTGGAACTGTTCAGCGGTTTCAATCCTCATAAAGAAGAAACACTCAATCTTCTGGAGAATTTGCAATCAACAGCAATCTCCGAAGAATTGTTCTGTAAAATCATAGGCAGATTAAGATTATATCAGTTTCTACCTGTAAACGAACAACGAAACCTGCCATCGCTGGAAATGGGTGACCAAGCCGTAAATGCGATGGTGAAAGGATATGTTTCCAATCCTAATTTCGGGAAGAAGGAAAACGAGAACATAACCTGTTGGAACCTGTTACAACTCGCCAACGAAGCGGCCAAATCAGCTTACATTGACCGTTGGCTTGAACGCAACCAAAACTGCACCGATTTTGCTTTGGGAATCCAAAGAGCCATAGAAGGTAACGATACCGAAGGCTATTCATGGTTTCTCAACTGACAACTAACCCTACTTTTTAAAAGGGGAGGTACACATTATCAAAGTTTATTCATCAAACCAAGATTCTGTGTATCTCCCTTTTTTTATTTTATCGGATTATCAACCACTAATTTTTTATCATTATGTGTAAATTCCAAAAACCTGTCATCCCGGCAAATGCTACGGATGACGAAAGAAGAGCCGTCATGTTTGATGCGCTTTATTCATTAGACCTCAGCGACAAAGTTGAGAAGTACAACGACCTGACTTATTTAAGCTGGGCAAACGCTTGGGCAGAGTTTAAGCGATGCTACCCTAGTGCAACGTATAAGATTGTCAAACATCCATCAACAGGACTTCCTTATTTTGCGGATCCGTTTGTGGGGATTGTCGTATATACAGAAGTAACCGTAGATGGAATCGCCCATGAAATGTGGCTACCTGTAATGAATGGTGCCAATAAAGCCATGAAGTTTGAACCCTATACTTATAATGTATATGACAAGTTCAAGAAGCAGTATGTCGAAAAGAAAGTAGAAGCTGCCACTATGTTCGACATCAACAAGACCCTGATGCGATGCCTTGTAAAGAACCTCGCCATGTTCGGGCTGGGATTGTATATCTATGCCGGAGAAGATGTGCCGGAGAATGAAAGTTCGGATGCCGGCCAAAATGCAGAAACAGCATCAAAGAAAACAACAACCCGTAAAACCAAAACGACACAGCAACCATTGGAGAAGTACGCTGGGATAAAAGCAGCCCTAAACGCTTGTATTAATCAGCAGGCACTTATGGGATTGTATCAGCAACATAAGAACGAAGTGGATTCTAACAGTGAAATCAAGGCTCTCTTTACGGAGCGTAAGTTACAACTTAACCAAGTAGCATGATTATGGCAACAAAAAGAATTGAACTGAAAAACAGTGAGGTAATCTTTTTAGAAGAACCTCACGAATACTGGCTTGGTGACAAACAGCTGAGCGGTATAACAGGAATGATTCAAAGACAATTATTTCCTGACGAGTATGATAACGTGGACGAAGCTGTTCTCAATGCAGCAGCTACCTACGGAACAAACGTACACGCTTCCATTGAAGATTTCGACAAGAACTGGAACAATGATGGAACCGTGGAAGTAGCGGATTATATTGAAATCTGTAAAGAACACGGACTGGTTCATGAAGCCTCTGAATATATTGTTTCAGACAACAAGAACTGGGCTTCCATGATTGATAAGGTATATAGAGTTTCTGATGACACTTTCAGTATAGGCGATATTAAGACCTATGGCGTAATGACCTCAGAGAAACTCGAAAAAGCAAGATGGCAACTCAGTCTTTATGCTTACTTCTTTGAATTACAGAACAAGAAGGCTAAGATTGACAAGCTTTTCATCATCCATCTTCGTAACAAGATTAAGAAGGATGGAACTGTTGACCATATCAATGAAGTTATCTTCGTAAACAGAATACCTTCCGAAATCTGCAAGGAATTGTTAGAAGCAGATCTTAAAGAAGAAAATTTCAATAACCCTTTTAGCATTCCAGAAGAGTATAAGTTTATGGAAGATGAAATCAGATCCCTCATCCAAACCAAGAATGATGCGGAGGAAAGACTGGCAGAAATCAAAGCCAAGATTCTCTCCGATATGGAAAGTTCAGGAGTAAAGACCTGGACTACCGAAACGATGCGTCTTACCAGAAAAATGCCAAGTACACGAATCTCTCTCAATACCAGCAAACTGAAAGCTGAACACCCTGAGATTGATTACTCTCTTTACGAAAAGACTTCCAATGTCGCAGGAAGTCTTATGATAGCGGTATAAAAGCGACAGACCCACTTTCAACAGCGGGGAGGATTTCTGAAATAATGAAGTTCTCCCCGCTTTCTTTTTATATAAAACTTAAAACGATGAAATACGAAATAGCAATCAGTCAAATAGTTAAGGGAGAAAATGATATTACTCTTACACTTAACACAGCTAATGGTGGCTCTATCGAAATCAAATCTTACGGAGCCAAAATGAATTACGAAGAGTTTACAGAGTTTGCAGACGTAATTGAAGGGTTGCGTCAGAAATTCACAGTCATTAACGAACAAAAGCAATAAGCAATATGGCAACAAATATCAACGTGGAGCTATTCAAAAGATACGCTCCCAAGAAGAAACTGGAGATTATAAACTCTCTCAGTGAAAGCGAATTACTCTCAATCTCCTACACTACCATCCTCAGAATAATCAAGGAGGCTGGAAAAGGAGATTCAGGAAAAGCGAGAAATAAGTTCAAAACGCTATTCCTTTCTGATACCGGCAACAACTGGAACAGCAATGTAACTTCAATCTGGAATAGCGAAAAGGATGAAATATATCTCTCAGTTTACATCCAAGGAGACGATACAGACACCTATACGGATTATAAGCTAAAGTATTTCTTGGATAACAGATCTGAAAATCAATGTCTGGGAAAGCTACACGAGTCTTTTAGAAATGGTTATGAGCATGATGTTCCAGCCAATTACGACCGGGCAGACAGAGCTAAGGTTATCAAAGCTATTCTGACCGCCTACATAAAAAACAAGTATAACGATAAACTGAATGACAATGGCAAAGAAGAAGATAACTAAGAAAAGTAAGATAACGGTTTCCTATTCCGGAACACCGTTAATGGAAGTCGCAAGATATATGCACGAAGAAGTGGTAAGACATTGCGATTATTGTGGTAAACCTATGAGCCGTAGTGATGTAAACGACTATGGTTCTTTGTGTGAAACCTGTTATATGAAAGAATACTATGGCTGAAGAACTGGTTTATAATGAAAACTTGATTATTCAGTTTTCTACAGCAGATTTTCAAGCCTTTGCACTCAATGACGATGACGAAGTAGAAACCAAACATTTTCAGTCTTTGGATGCAGCAAAAAGATGGATTGATAATAAAACAGCAAAAAAATGAAGATAACAACAGAAATGGCGAGATACATTTGGAGTATCATTGCCGCTAACCCTTCCCTTTCTATGAGCTGGGGAGTCGATACGGACAGCTTTGTTTGTAGTGACGATGCTTTAGAGTTCCATATACAGGGTTTCCTTCATATAGGGAATGTCAGAGTTACATATATTGAAGGAGTGGATCTATTTCAAGTTTCTCTCTATGATGAAGAAGGGAATGAGGTGAAACGAATTGATGATGTGTATTTAGATAATCTGGCTGAAGTGATTGACCAAAATGTGGAGAACTATTTGGTTGAGGACTACAATGCCAAAGTTATGAACTACATCTTAGGACTTTGACTTATGAACGAAAACGAGAAAATAGCAAAAGTAATCTGGCATGATGCTTTGCAAAAATCCTTTCTCCCCTTTGGTTGGGGATTGGACTTTAATGACATAAAGGTGACAGATAAAGGTACTGAGTTTTACCTTTTCAAAACCGAGTGTTGGATTGAGGTTCGTTACTTAGCAGAACTGAACCTTTATCAGATAACAGTTAAACCAGAAAATGAGGAAACAGAAATCACCTATGATTGTGTGCCGCTTGATAAGATAGTGGCTGTAATAAATGATACCGTCAGTTATGGTTTAGCCTCCTATGATTTTATCTGCTCCAAATACGGAGTTATATATAAGGTAGCCGTATAAGGCAGACGATAATTTATGTTATCGGGGAATATGTGAGAATTCAGATTATAGAAACTCATGTATTCCCCCTTTTTTATGCCCAACCGACATGGTTCCAAAGATTAGACGTCCATCTAAGCAGTGGAACTATTGTTAAAAAACGAATAACAATGAAGAATGAAACCCAATATGTGGCTTATCTACGGGTAAGTACACAAAAACAAGGATATTCAGGACTGGGACTTGAGGCACAGAGGGAGATAATACATAAACACCTTCAAGACAAAGTTCCAGTTGCTGAATATATAGAAATAGAATCCGGCCGTAAAAAAGAGAGACCCAAACTGAAAGAAGCGTTGAGCCTTTGCAGAAAAGAAGGCGCGACACTTATCGTAGCCAAGCTGGACAGGCTGGCGAGAAATGTTTCCTTCCTGTCAAACCTTTTAGAGAGTGATGTGGAGATTGTTTTCTGTGATTTCCCACAAGCAAATAAAATGGTACTTCATATCTTATCCGCAATATCCCAATACGAAGCGGAACTGATAGCGGTAAGAACCAAATCTGCATTACAAGCCAAGAAAGCAAGAGGTTTTAAATTGGGTAATCCTGAGCACTTGATGGATAAGCATAAACAAGCCATCCGGAACAGTATCAGAAGTTGTAAGGAGAAAGCTGACAACAACCCTAATAACAAAAGAGCCGTTGCGATGCTTCGGACATTAATCAAGGAAGAATACACCCTGAAAAGCATGGCGGACACTTTGAACAGGGAAGGTTTCGTTACTTCTCAGGGATGTAACTTCTCAAAATCGACTGTATATAAATTAATCAAAAGGTATAACTTAAAATGAGATTGAAATTATGGAACCAAGGTATGTTTTAATTTTAGACTTTTGTGTGGGCTGTTTGAATATCATAAAGCTGACGGATGAAGAATTAAGAGAATCGGAGGAATATGAGGACTTTGAATCTTTCCTTTCAACTATCGAAGAAAAGTACGGATTCAGGCTCAGTAACTGCCAATGGATGACAACTGAGGAATTGAATATTTGCAGATACGAAAACGGAAGGGAGGTAGAGGATTATGCCTAACTGGTGCGATTGTACTTATAAATGTGTCGGTGACTTGAAGGAAGTAAAGTCGTTGTATAAGATCTTGAAGTATATTGATAGACGTAAGACCAGCATTGAGAAAAATGGCTTTGGCAAGTGGTGGCTGGGAAATTTAGTCACAAAACTAGGAGGTAACTGGGAAAAGTATAGATGTCGTGGCGAAATCACTTATTATGAACTGAATAATAATATTCTCACTATCTGTCAATCCACAGCTTGGTGTGAGCAGGAAGGAGTACGAAATATTATCGAAGAAAAATTCCCATCCATTAAAGTATATTTTCAAGAGGAAGAATCGGGATGTTGTGTATATTCCACGAATGATGCAGGTGGCGAATATTTCCCGGAACGTTACTACTTGGATTCGGGCAATGATGATTCGGAGTATTTTACAACTATCGAAGAAGCGGCTCAATGTGTTTCTGAGATAGTAGGCAAGATGGTAGAGCCGGATAAGAATGTAATTGAAACTGCATTGGAAGAATATATGGACGAACAAGAAGATGATGATGTTTGGTACTCTTTTCACGAGTTTACGGTAGTGGAATAGACAAATAAAGAAAAAGAGAGGCTAAGGTAATGCTTGGCTTCTCTTATTTTTCTTTTTCTGCAATATTTCTATTTGTTCATTAGGAGGGTATGTGAGTAAACGGAACGCAACAATATTTTTCCTTATGCAATCTATTCTTTTTAAGTAATAATACCGATTCTGACAAAAAAAGTTGCATAAGAAAAGTTTCATTGTATTCTTTCGTTAGTTGTAGGCTCACGCCGCTTAAGTGGATTAATAACCTTGGTATAGTTCTTATAAAACCAGCCTTCGGTTAACTCATAGATGATTATGATGTAAAAATGAACGGAATATTACATTTGATTTCATTTCAAAGCCCGCCGTTCAATGATATTTTTCTAATTTTACCGTTCCAGAAGGTATTGTTTTCCTTATATTTGAAGAAATAATACTCATAATAAGAGCGTTACATTGAACAAAAAATACTATCTTTGCGGTGTCTGATCGGAGAAATGGTCGGATGTATAGAAAGCGTTTTTTGCTTTATCCTAAGATCAAAGTCTGGAAAATTTTGAAACTTGGAAGGATAGGGACAATGTAACGCTCATTCTGTTTGCATGTATATGGTATAGCCAATGCTGTATCATTCTACATAGCCAATGGCGTGAGTATTGTTTCTTCATATTCATTTCCAAGTAGGTATTTCCAGACACCAGATCTTGATGAATAGCAGGACAAGTTCTCACGCCTTTCTTGTATAGTTAAATCTAATGCTGACTTTGGAGGACTTATAGGTGTGTAAAGGAAGTATTATGGAAACAACGGAACTATGGAACAAAACACTAAAAGCAGCAACTGCCCTGCCTGTTGTAAAAGTTAATCGTATAGAATTTATTCAAAAAGAGTTAGCTCCTTATTGCACTTCAGAGCAAATAGCATTAGCCATTAGTGACTCTCCGACAAAGGTCCTGACTAAAAGTCAACTGAATAAGATTGCAAATGGTTGTATAAATTGGCATACAACGTTGGTCTGTTCTGCTTCTGCATTATCTGGTTTACCTGGTGGTTGGTTTTTGGCAGCGGCTATTCCAGCAGATATAGCACAGTTCTATGCCCACATCTTTGCTTTAACTCAAAAATTACTTTATCTATACGGTTGGCCTGATTTACAAGATGAAAAAGGTAAATTAAACGATGAAACAGCGAACATCCTTACTTTATTTGTAGGTGCTATGATGGGATCTCGTGAGGCTGTTCAAGCTATAAATGCAATAACTAAAGCATTAGCAGAACAAGTTGTAAAAAGACTCCCTAGAGTAGCATTAACAAGATATGGTTTCTATAATGTAGCGAAGCAAGTAGGAAAATGGATTGGTATAAGATTAACAAAAGACAGTTTTGCAAAAGGTGCAGGTAAAGTTATTCCATTAATTGGTGCACCCATATCTGCCGCATTGACTTACTGGACTTTCAAACCTATGGCAAGTAAGTTGAAGAAACAATTAGATAACAATCTGGAATAATAAACCTTATAATGATTGATCTTATGAAAAAAAGATTTTTTTATTTATTCCCATTATTCATACTACTTCTTTCCGTAGTATGTTCTTGTAAGGATGATAACAATGAGCCTACACCACCCGAACCTTCTCCAGAAATAACAATACCAAGTTCGGAGAATCTAAATCCCGTACTATCGCAAGAAGGCGGTACGGTAAGCATTTCATTCACTGCTACTGCTGATTGGACTGCATCTTTAGTCAATACTCGTGCCGAAAGTTGGATTGCTGTTACTCCTTCTTCCGGTAGTAAAGGTAAGAATGAAATAACTATAACCACGACAGCCAATGAATCATACGATGAACGCAATGCAACAGTTGTATTGAAATGTGGTTCGGATTCTAAAAACATTGTTGTAACCCAGAAACAGAAAGACGCTTTAACCGTAACTTCTTCCAAATATGAGGTAGCAAGTAAGGGAGGAAATATCAGTGTAGAGGTGAAAGCTAATATTAACTTTGAGGTTGAAGCAAGGGCTGATTGGATTAAACAGCAAACCGAAAAGACACGTGCATTGACTACAAGTAATCTGAATTTCACCATAGAACCTAATGAAACCGGAGATAAGCGAGAAGGTGAAATTATAATCAAGAGTGGAGAGCTATCGGAAACAATTAAAGTTTATCAGGGATTTGAGGACTTTATAACTCTGACGAAAAAGGATTTCACTATTCCAGAAGAAGGTGGGAATGTGGATATTGAAATTAAAAGTACACTCGATTATGAGGTTAAAATGTTATCCGATATAGATTGGATAACGGAGATTCAAAGCCGTGCGGTCTCTACGCATACACACCATTATACTATATCTCCTAATGAAACTTATGATTCTAGGGAGGCTAAGATTGTATTCTATAATCCGAAAGATGAGAATGTGGCTGATACAGTGTCAATCTATCAGATGTATAAAGGTGCTATCCTTATTGCCCGTAATGAATATCAGTTCGGCATTGATGGCGGTACGTTGAATCTAGCGGTACAAACCAATCTGGAGTTTGATGTAGAGGTTTCAGATACATGGATTCAGCAAGTACAACCGACACGTGCATTGACTGAATATAATCTAAGTTTCGCTATCTCCAAGAATACAGAGCAGAAAGACAGAGAAGGTACTATTACTGTAAAAGATAAGAATAGCGACAAGAAGCAGGTTGTTACAATTAAGCAAAGCCGTATAGATCTAGAACGTGAAGCATTGATAGCACTGTATAAAGCTACCAATGGCGATAACTGGACTAATAATACAAACTGGTGTAGTGACAAACCAGTTTCCGAATGGTATGGAATTAGTGCACATAACAATCCTACAAGAGTTATGACTATTAATTTAATGAATAATAATTTGTGCGGAACCATACCTGATGGAATAGGAAATTTATCTAGTTTGATAGGTTTATATTTATCGGCAAATCATTTGACGGGAGAAATACCAAACTCTATCTGTGAACTCACTTCTCTTGAGTCATTAGGTTTAGATCATAATGATTTAATAGGAAAGATCCCTGAAAATATTGGTAACTTGGAAAATGTTACCCAATTAGGACTTAATGGGAATAATTTGGAAGGAAATTTGCCTGAAAGTATGGGAAAAATGAGTAATCTAAAGTTTTTTTATGCTTCTGATAATAGATTGTCTGGGAATATTCCCAAGAAAGTATTAGATCACTCTAACTGGAAATATTGGAATCCTGAACAATATATCTTTGAACAACAATCAGGTTATAAATTAACCGTCAATCCTAAAGACCTTTACTCCTCTACTGATTATTCTATGGATGGAGAAGTAAGTATATTACAAACCCATACAAAAGGAAATGGAATAAAAATAGTTATAATGGGAGATCAATTTGTAGATATGGATATGGTATCAGGTGGTTTATATGAAACTAAAGCCAACGAAACTATGGAACATTATTTTTCCATAGAACCCTTCAAATCATTACGGGATTTTTTTGATGTGATTCTAATAAAAGCTGTATCAAAAAACAATCAGATGATTGGTGAAACAGCTTTCTCTACAGAATGGGTAGGTAATAACTTGATACTTTTTGATACAGAAAAATGTATGAGATATGTTCAAAAAGCTTTAAAAACAGATGTATTAGATAATATTCAAGTTATAATGCTGCAAAATTGTCACACATACAACTCTACTACAGGATTAGAACATAATGGATTCAGTATTGCTAATTGTCCCTTTACACAAAATGAGACAGAAGGTTTTGCGTATATGGTACGTCATGAAGCATGTGGACATGGATTTGGTTATTTAGAAGATGAGTATATAACCTCCTCTTCTCCCTCTCCTTCCATAAAAGACATTGAATATTATACACAAAGATATGAGAAATTTGGTCGTAATGCTAATATTGATTTTACAAATAATTTAAAAAATATAAGATGGGCACATTTTATAAATGATTCTCGTTATTATAATGAAAAGCTTGGAGCTTATGAAGGAGCAGTTTGGACAAAAGGAGTTTATAGAGCAACCGAAACTAGTATAATGAGTATAGATTACTCAGGTTTATTCAATGCTCCAAGTCGAGAAGCAATCTATAAACGTGCAATGAAATTAGCTTATGGTGATTCTTGGACTTATGATTATGAAGAGTTTGTTAAGTTTGATACACAAGGACGTGCTGATTGGATAGAAGCAATGAATAAAGCTAATACACGTTCTGTTAAAGCTGATTCAAGATTCAAACAATACAATCATATTCCACCTAAAATCTTAAACTATCCAGCAGTAGCAAAATAATAGTTGGGAAATAACTTATAATACAGATAACGCACTAGGACAACAAATCTTAGTGCGTTATTTTTTGTCCTAACCTTAAAAACGCGATTCTTGCCGCCTCATTTCCTAATATCTGAAACATAAATAGCGTAATCATTATGTTCACCGATTTTATAAACAGAATATTAGGTGCCGAACGAAGACCTTCGGTTTCTAATCGCTTGGAAAATAATGCTGCGCCGAGTGTCATCGTGAAAAAAGGCAGCAATAAGACATCCCCCAAATCTATCCCTGAGAAATACAGAAAAGACGTAGCATTACTCCAGAGCAAATATGGGGATGCTTTTAAAACTGGATTCTGCATTGATCTAACTTTGCAAGAAGCACTATCACTTATGCAGAGAGAGCGAAAAAGAGTAGATGCTTATTCTGGTCTAATCTCATATCTGAAAAGAGAACTAGGAATTACACTAACAATCACATCACAAAAAACTAAATCTAAATCATTATGAAAAACTATTTTATAGCAAACGGAGAAGTGCTCAATACAAATATGAGCATTAAAGAAATGGAATCACGAGTACAGGCAACATTAGATGAGAACACCTCTGGAATGGCACAATTCAGAATCAAGGAAGTCAGCGAGAAAGAAATCAGAATGTTCTTTGTCAGGGATTTCGACTATAACCCCGACAAACCGATTATCTACGATTCGGATATGGCCTTGATAACCGGAGTGGGAATAGGAGCCTTCCAACTTCAGACTGTTGGTGGATACCCAATGATACATCCGCTAAAATTTGCCGGGAAGAATTTTTACACGGATATTACAAGCTTTATCAGGTTCTATAAATTCCAACTGTTTGAAGAGATAGGGCAGACAGTGGAACACATCGGCTTAAGATGCTATTCGGATCGCATCTTAATGCAGATAATATTTTAGCTCATACTCCTATGAAATATATGGGAAGTAAAAGGCGCATCTGGAAATATATTGCGCCTATCATATTGAAAAACAGAGAAGAAAAACAATACTATGTAGAACCTTTCTGTGGTGGCTGTAATAGTATCTGTCAAGTAGATGGTTTAAGAATAGCTGCCGACATCAATCCTTATCTGATAGCCATGTGGAAAGATTTATTGCATGGAGAAAAATACCCGGAAACAATAAGTAAAGAAGATTATGAAAAGGCAAAAACGGCTTATAAGACCAATGACAGCACGACTTATTCTATGGGAGAACTTGGCTGGACTGGTTTTATGGCTTCTTACAATGGAATCTTTTATCATTCTTATTCTGGAGTGAGCGCATCGGATGGCAAGGATTATGTTCAAGCTAGCATAGCCAACATTTACAAGCAAATTGATTCCATGAAAGGATGTGAGTTGATATGTTGTTCCTATGAAAATCTTGAAATTCCAGACAATTCTATAATCTACTGTGATCCTCCCTATCGAGGGACGGAAGGTTACGGTTTAGCATTTGATTACCCGAAGTTTTATGAATGGTGTTTTCTTAAAAAGTCGGAAGGGCACCGGATCTTTATTTCCGAGTATTCCATGCCATCCGATTTCACGTGTATTTGGGCTATGGAAGTAGCAAATTCTTTAGATAGGTATTCAGAGAAAAGAGGGAGAAGAATGGAAAAATTATATACAATTAATTAATAAATAGTATGAAACAGAAAAATAATAAAGTTGCCAAATCCCCTTTGGCAAAGAAGATTTTTGTCGTAGGTAAAGTTTACGACACCGCTATTTTAACGGAAAAAGAGATTGAAACATCCGTGCAATCTGACATTGATGCTTGGATTGGAAGAGATAAAGTGATATTCAATATTGGAATTACTGAAAATCGAATAAACCTCATATTCAGGAGAAATGTAGATTATGGAATGGCTAAATATGATACTGAGATTTTGGATGCAGATGCGTATATGGTTTGCGGCATCGACTCAAACAAATTCCGATTGCCGGTAATGTGGTATGAACCTCCTTTGGACTATCCTTATCATTTCGAGCAGTCCGTATTCAAGAAGTGTTATAAGGCAAGTGCATTAAAACTTGGAGCGGATAAGGTGAAATGGTCGAAACTGGAAATCGGAAACCATTCCTTGATACTGAGGTTGAAGTGACAATAGAAGATATTTTAAAAGAGTCGTCGTGCATCATTGCATGGCGGCTCTTTTTTATCCTCAAAAATGACGTTTTAGAAGACCCTAAAATCCTTACCATTGTGAAAATAACCAATTTATTAATTTTAAAAATTGAATAATGAAAATAACATTAACAGAAAAGATTAATTGGACAAAGTACAATTTGGCTTATCTAAAACTAGGAGATATTATAGAGATGATTCGTACAGGAAACATGCAATTACATGACAATGAGTTTAATAGCTATACATTGAAGCAAGCAATAGAGCATATCAGAAGTGTAGCTCCGAGGGATAGGCAGAAATGGAAAGCCAGACTCCTGCCCGCTGTTGCCTATAACGGTACATTCAGGGAACTTAACAGTGCAGGGCTGATTGAATACTCGCATGTGACAGCATTGGATTTTGACCATATAGCAACGCCATACGATATGTATAGCTTGGAAAACAGACTGAAAATAACACCATGCGTTCTAAGTGTTTTCATTACACCCAGTGGAAATGGACTGAAAGCTTTGGTTTTGCATGACAATACAGATCCGACCAAACATGGAGATTTATACGATCAGTTACTAAACAAGTTCTATGTGGCTAACAGAAATGATGCAAGTTGTAAAGACCTTGCACGCAGAAATTACCTGAGTTACGATCCTTATATTTGGGTTAACCCTTCTCCTGAACCATTCCATTATGTTCCCACCATAAAGCCACAGATGCAGATACCACAATCATCCGGAACAAGAACAGTGTCGGACAAAAGCATCATCAGCATTATGAACTCCCACTGGAAGAAGAACTATCCGGAGTATTGGAAAAAAGGCAATAGGGGAAACAGCATCTTTATGTTAGCTTGCTGGATGTGCAAATGGGGTGTTGACGAAGGATTGGCTACAGAGTATTTCATTGATGGCTGGGAAGATGACACAATGGATGAAAAGGAAATCAGAAGCCATGTAGGCAATGCCTATAAGACCGAAGAGAAGAACTTTGGAACATTGATATTTACAATACACTGATTTAATTAACCCTTAAAAAAACAATTATGGCACTGACAAAAAGCTGGGGTAACATGTATCCTTTTGTTACCCACACGTGGAATGCAATAAAAGGGATATGTTTTCATGACTGCCCCTATTGTTACATGAAAAAATTCGATGGTCTGTTTCCGGTACGGATTGACCCCAAGGAACTGAAAGTGAACCTGGGTAATGGTAATTTCATTTTCGTAGGCAGCGGAACAGACGCATGGGCTTTCGACATACCTTCGGACTGGATTACCTGTTTTTTGGATTATTGTAACCTGTTTAATAACAACTATCTTTTCCAATCCAAAGACCCTTCACGTTTTTTGGAATTCATTAGTCATCCTGTAATGCAAAAATCGGTTTTGTGTACGACCATAGAAACCAATGTCTTTTATCCGGACATCGTAAGGAATGCTCCAAATACCCGGAAACGTGCCAAAGCCATGCAAAAACTGGCGAGCCTTGGAATGAGAACCTATGTGACCTGTGAACCTCTGATAAAATTCGACTTGCCCAAAATGGTTGAACTTATCAAGATGTGTTCTCCTGTACAGGTCAATATCGGCAAAAACTCACGACAGGATATCACTCTTCCCGAACCGACAAAAAATGAAGTACAGGGATTGATAACCGAACTTCAGAAATTTACCAAAGTGGTAGTCAAATCCAATGCCAAATGCTGGATTTGAGAATGTCTTGACTGACTGGAAAGATAAAGGAGATGCTGTATAAGCTCTCCTTTAAAATTTCGTCAAAGCCAATAAAGAATCTATATGCTAAAGATGTAGGTAAAAAGCATTGCAAAACAACACCTTGTGAGTTAACCGAAGGCAAGTTAATTATACATATACTGCATGTTTTATTATAATACCCACTCAAGCGGCGTGAGCCTACAACTAACGAAGAACAAGAATGAAATATATTTTATGCAACTTTTTTTACCAGAATTGGGAATATTACTTAAAAGAATAGATTGCATAAGGAAAAAATATTGTTGCGTTCCCGTTGACTCGCAAACGTGTAAAATGGAGATAAGAAAAGTTTCAAACCTTTATAGATGAAACAAATAATTAAAAGAATTATGAACAATATTATTACAATTGACATGCCTAAAGGTTGTAGGTATATGAGTGATTATGCCAATCTTTTAAATGGAATTTTGCCATTGGATAGAAAGTTTATCCTCAACAAGACTGTAACCGGTTGTGGTGGTACATCCCTGTTTCTCAACTCAGACTTTCCGGTAGTGGTAATTTCGCCACGACTTCAGGTGTTGAAAGAGAAGCACAGACAATACCCCGATAGTTTTCACTTTCATGTCCCATTGTGCAATAACAGAGGGCAAGCAATAATTCAAAAGATGCAGGATCTTGATTCGTACTTGAATTATCATCATGGGAACACACCATTTGCTCCCTTGTCAAAACCTGCCAAGACACTGGTTACACTGGATTCATCGGACAAGGTTCTCGATGTCCTTAAAAGAAATAACATGTTGGATTCATGCCTCTTTGTGGTTGATGAGTTCCAATGTCTTATGGGTGATGCGACATTCAAGGGTAGTACGGATATGAATTTTCTCGCATCCCTTGACAATGAAGTGAAACGCATCTGTTACTTATCCGCTACCCCTATCCCTGACATCTATCTGAACTATATACCTCAATTCGCCAACATTCCTTACTATAAATTGGAATGGGATCCTGATGTGATTGTGGAGCCGACATTGAAGGAGAGGCAAATGAAGAACGGTGAAACTGCGGAAAAACTATGTGAGGAATTGATACAACGTTACAGAAGGGACGGATATTTTGAAAGGAAAATAGTGAATGGAAATATTGTCTATTCCCGTGAAGCCTGCATATTTCTCAATGAGGTTAAGTCAATCATAAGAATAATCAGGCAAAACAGTTTGAAGCCGGATGAGGTGACTATCTTGTGTTCTGAAAGCCAATTCTCAAAGCTGCCTAAAGGATTCACGATAGGCGGGTTGGATACGGACAGGAACAATCCCAAAAACAAACCTTTCACTTTCTGCACGAAGTCATCTTTTGAAGGTGTGGATTTCTACTCGGATAATGCAAGTACCTATATCTTCATCAATGCAGGGAAGGAGTGGCAGACCCTTGACATCATGCTGGATATACCTCAGATACTCGGCAGACAGAGGCTTGATACAAATCCGTTCCGGCATGATGCTACGATATATTACAAGACCTACCCTACCACTGTGACGAAAGCAGAGTTTGAACAAAAGCAGAAGATAATGGAGCAGAATACATATAAGATTCTTGACACTTTCAACAATGCTCCGGAGGAAGCCAAGACTTTATTGGTGCAACTCTATAGAGACAAGGCATTGGAGAAAAAATTTGTGGATGATTATGTTGACCTCATACGGAAGAACGGGCAAACAACGATAGGTTACAATCATCTGGTAATGGCGGCAATGTGGAACAGGTGGTACCAGAGAAGTTACTATTATGATAACTCCTGCCAATTGTTGACGAGCATTCAGTCTGCGGTTGGGATGTGGAAGAAACCGGATGAGGTGAAACAGTTTGAGCAGTGGTTCTACAATGCAGCTGACAAGGACAGGCTTGCAGGATATGCGAATTTCAGAAACCAATATCCGCAATATGATTCACTACTCTTACAAAATCCGTTCATTGATTTCAGATTTCACGAGTGGTATGGAACTCTTGGTTATGATGCCTTGTCAAGTTTTGGTTTTCGTGAGGTTGATGTTGAGGGTGCCTATAATAATTTATGCGCACAGGCTCCGATAAGGGATGCTTGCAGACAGGAGTTCGTTTCCGGCATGCTTTATTCCAAACAGGAAGTAAAGGCCAAGTTACAGAAGATATACGACAACTTGGGACTTTCAGGTAAAACAGCCAAAGCAACAGAACTGGCACAATACCTTTCTGTTCGTGAAAGGCAAAAATTGAATGATGAAGGTAAACGGGTATTCTTTATCGAGATTCTGGAATAATAATGAGAAAGCAGTACACACTATTTTAGGGCGGTACTGCTTATTTGTTTTGATGTGTATTGGCTACTATGGACTGTGGCTTGCACATTTCTAATTAGGTAGGGAGGGAGGGGGACAAATTGAATATACACCTATTATTTTTTATTATATTGCAAATCAATAAATTACAATTTGTCCTAATCAGTTATTCCAAGGTATTTGTCCCCCCCTGATTCCAACAGAATGTACCGATTTCTGCCAGTGTATCTTATCCTATTTATGTCAAAGTGTTCTTACGGGCACGCTGTATTCTTTTTTTTATCATACTCTTCTTTATTCCGTAGGATGCCTCAATTTCTGCGTATGTACATTCTTTAGCCTGTACCATATCATATAAGACCATAATTTCATCAAGGCAATATTCGGATTTTCGCCCGGGAGTTTGCTTTACATCACAACTCTTTTGCTCTGTAGATGCTTCTCCTAAATCTTCTTTGCTTCCTTTACCGGCGTAACGAAACTGATCTATTTCCGTCCCCGCATATTCCAGGATTGAAAGGGTCTCTTTATTTCCATGTTTCAATTTCATATAACCAAGTACCCTTTTGTCAGATCCATGTTTGCAATAGGTAAAGTACACAAAATTGTTTGTAAAATTAACATTCTTCTTGTTTCCCCTTACACTTGCCGGAGTCAGCGGTTTAGTTGGATTCCAGTCTGGTTTGGCATGATATACCTTAAATGGGGTTATCGGCCTCCCTACTTTCAAACTTTGGCTACACAAGTCATCCAGTTCCTCACAGAACTGTTTCATGGCTTTGACACCAGCCTTGTCTTCCAGTTTGGAATAATTGTCAACAAAAACGACCATTCCTGTACTGGTAATTATATCCTTCTTCTCCTTAATGATATCAATAATCTTCTTTGGCGTTATTTGGGAACCTGCATATATTTCAAGCATAGGCAGATTATTAATAACGGAGCCATAATATGTATTAATTTCCTCATAGCTCTGTTCCAAAGAAAATAGGAGAACTGGTGTCGGTGGTATGTCGTACCACTCAGGAGCTAATTTTATGTCACATTTCCCTTTTGCTATCGCAATGACATTTTGCATGACGAAAGATGTTTTTCCACAGTCGGTCGGTCCGACCAAACCTGTATCAAAACCTTCACGAACCCATGGAAATCCCAATGCTTTTCCTACGTTCTTGCCTACCGTACCATTTCTCATAGCTTCACGATAGCTCTCAATTTTATCAGTTCCGTCGCCGTCAACAAAGGTAGAAACGGCTTTTGCAGCATCTCTTTCCTTGCGCAATTCATTCCGCAGTTTCATTTTTTCAATATCTGCCTCTTTTTGCGCATTAATCACTTCTATTTTCTGATCTGTCTGCAAACGTTCTTCTTCTTTACGATGGGCATGGAGTTGCTCGATTTCTTGCTTTTTAAAGTTAGAAGCTGTTTCAATTTCCTCTATTTTATTTTTTGATGCGTTATTTTGCTCTTCAGTTTTACTGCTTCTTTTAATCCAGTTATAAACATAATAGGCTCCTCCAAAAATCCCTATAGCTAAAAGGGAATATCCAGCCGCTTTCTTGGGACCTAACTCTTTAATCTGCTCGATTGTTTTATTGATATTTACCAT